ACTTTACTACTTAGAAACAGTTCTACCAGTAGTAAGAAAAATGGCATATGCCTTTGAAAGATACTTTGGTTTTGCACTTGTTGAAAATGTCACAGACATTCCAGCATTGCAACCTGAGTTGAGAGACCAAGCAGCGTATTACGCAACTCTGGTTAATACAGGAATTATGTCACCAAACGAAGCTAGAGCACAACTCGGCAGAGATCCTTTAGAAGGACATGACGAGCTTAGAGTTCCAGCCAACATAGCGGGTTCAGCAGCGAACCCCACAGAAGGTGGACAACCACCACAAGAAGAGGAACAGGATAATGGCGAATAAGAAAGCAGTACTTGAACAATTAGCAGATTTTTTTGCTAAACAAGGTAAAGTTTTAACACCCTCTGAGTATAAAGCTCTTGGTGCAGATGCACCTATGAGATTTATGGTAGCGAAAAGACCCTTCGGGTCTTGGGCTCGTATGACTCAGATGTTAAAAGTTAACTTTCCAGACCAATGGGCCAAAGCTAACTCTGAAGCAGCTTCTGCTCCAGCCCCGAAAGCGGCTGTAGCACCAAAGAAAGCAGCTCCAAAAGCAGCAAAGGCGGCTCCCAAAAAAGCTAAGGAATAGGTAGGTACACATGGAGAAAATTTTTCATTGGACTAATACTTTCAAAACTCTTGGCGAGGACGAAGACGGTGGCGTTGATATTAAAGGATTAGCGTCTACTAATGCACTCGATCGAGCAGGAGATGTTATCAATCATGATGCATGGATAAAGAAAAACGGATTAGAGAATTATAAATCAAATCCAATTGTTTTATTTAATCATGACTATAACAAACCTATTGGTCGTGCAACTTCGTTGGAAGTTACAGACAAAGGTCTCGAATTTGGAGCGAAAGTTTCCAAGTCCGCAGGCGAAATTAAAGATCTTATTAAAGATGGTGTTCTTGGAGCCTTTTCAGTCGGTTTCAGAGTCAAGGACGCAGATTATAACTCAGAAACTGATGGATACACAATCAAAGATGCCGAACTTTTCGAAGTATCAGTTGTCAGTGTACCTTGTAACCAGGGAGCAATGTTCTCGGTTTCAAAGTCATTCGATAGCATGGAAGAATACAACGATTGGAAAACGCACTTTAATAATAATGAGGCTCAGAACTTTTCTGCGCCACAAGCCGAGGATAAAACCTCACAACAGGAGACTAATATGTCAAATGACACTAAAACTCCCGAAGCTAACATCGACTTGAAAGCTTTTGCAGAAGAAGTAGCTAAATCAACTGCTGCTAAGATTGCAATGCAACAAGCCGAAACTAAAGCTAAGGAAATTGCAGACGCAGAAGAGAAAGCAGCTCAACAAGAAGTTGAAACTGCCGAAAAAGAAGCTGAGCAAGAAAAAGTTAAAACTATTGTCGAAGTTGGAATGTCAGGAGCTGAACAGCTCATGAACGACGTTGAAAAACGTGTTTCAGAAAAACATGAAGACCTAGAAAAAGTAGTAAATGAACTTCAGTCCGCACTCAAAGACAAAAAAGAAGAAATCGAAGCAATTCGTGAATCTAAAAGAGTTTTTGGCGACAGACAAAATTCTGACTGGCAAAAAGCATTCCAAGGCGACATTGATGACGCTTATGTAATGGGACTTGCTACAGGTAAAGGTTGGAATACTAAACTTGCAAACGATACAATGGAAAAAGTAAACGCACATTCAGGTGTGGCAGTTTCTTCCGCTGATTTCGAGCAAACAGTATCAACTAATATTGAAAGAGACATTCAACTAGAATTAGTACTAGCACCGTTATTTAGAGAAATCACAATGACATCTGCTACTCAAATCTTACCAATTATGCCAGATGCTGGTTACGCTGAATTTACAGCTAACCAAGTAGCTTCAGGCAGCTCACCTCACGGTAACTTGGAAGAAAGAGGAGATACTTATGACGGAACATACTCAGGTATCGACTTAGCTGAAAGAACACTTTCAACCAAAAAACTTATCTCTCAATCCTATTTAGGAAATGAGACTGAAGAAGATGCAATCTTGCCAATTCTACCATTGATTCGTGAATCAATCGTTAGAGCACACGCAAGAGGTGTTGAAAATGCACTGTTAGTGGGTAACCACGCAGA